TTGAGCGAACTTCGCCATTGGGTTATACCACTATGTTTCTTTTTTCCGCTAGACTATTTTCAGTATTAACTTTATATCCTAATGAAGAAGTGTTTGATCTGTTATGATTCAAAATTTCTGTGACAATGTAACTCAATTGAACTTTGTCTACACCTTTTAATGTGTCTAATAATTCAAAAACTTTTACACCATCTATTTTTGCCTGTTGTAGTATCACTGTGGCAGTGGATATACTGGCTGTTCTGTCAAAACCTCTTCCTTCAAAAAATCCAACCACTGCATCAACATCGTTGCTTGGAAAGGCAAGTGTGTCGTTAAAATAATTATTAAAAAATTCTTTTACTGGTTGACCACTATCGGTATTATTTTTAGGTAAGTTTGACATTATCTATTCCTTATTATTGCCTTGGTTACGGCTTTTAATCCTGAACCTATATTAGAAGCACTTCTGCCAATAAAAGTATTAGGCACACCGTATGCTTGGTCAGATGTGTTGCCAATTCTTCCAATTGCTCCAGTTAAAATATTAAAACCTTCTTGTTTCAAACCTTCTTTACTTAAATTTTTTGCGTTCTTTAATCTGTTGGCAGTTCTAATAATTGAACCCAATGTGATGCCACCTCTACCGCCACCCAACTGACTGCCGATGTATGTGTAAGGTCCGTCATTGGCTCCAAATAAACCTGACAACACTCCACCTGTACCCAGTAAACTTGTTGAACCTCCACCCGATAATGAATTAGGTGAAGGAGTTTTATCATAATGTTCTTCTCCGAATCCTGCTGGAGCGCCATTGGCTTGGACTCTACCTCTAGAGTAATAAACTGCTTCGTATTCCACAGTCATAGCATTTTGTACCGGAGCAGATTCTTGATTGTTCATAGAATCATGTTGCCATCTTTGAACAATAGGATTCACTAGAGTGTAACAAGTATAAGTTTTTCTTGCCATCTGATAGATTTGTATGCTGGTAAAAAACGGACCTTTAGTGGATGTGTCTAATCCAAATCTATTTTCTGTATTTTTATTTTTAGTTAGTCCTGCACGTTTGCTGTAGGCTCTATCTGTGTTTGTACCTTGATTTCCTTGTGTATCTTTTTCTCCATAGTTACCATCGTTGAAATAATATCTATAGTAAGTTTCCCATAGTGCTGTGGTCACACCGTAATTATCATCATGAAAAGTGATGTTGATTGGATCGTAAGATATCTTGGTCTGAATTTTTCTTTTAACGTTGTACTGCTGAGCAGTCACCATGTCCACAGTGTATTGAGGTAAGTCCACTGCTTTTACCAACATATTCAATTCACGTTGATGATTGCTTAATGGTGGATCAGTAATTTTTGCATTTGGATTTATGTTGAATACCACATGATATAAAAATTTTTGTTTGGGTGCTAATCTAAAACTGTCATCAACATACAATCTTGAGGCATGGGCAAAATCTGCCAAATTACCTTTTGGATTCAAGGTACCTTTGAACACATTATCTAAAAAACCTTTGAGTAAGTTTGCCATATATTGTATTTATGTGTGGGAAAAATGTGATGTTTTAAAAATAAAAAAGGGGCCGAAGCCCCCTTTAAATTTATAAATGCTAACGAAAATTACTGACCGCCGCCTGTAATTAACGTATTGATGGTTCTGCCTACAGCAGTACCAACTCCTGTACCTTGTGGAGTTTGGATAGCATTGTCATATCTCAATGCTAACGTTACAGTAACCGGTTCACTTGTTTGATATGCTAACTGATTGTAGTTTGCGTTTTCAATGTAGCAACCGTACAGTTCAAATGTTTCTAAAACATTTACTTGGTTGGCACCATTTGCACCGTCTGTAATTTCAATTCTTGTTACGAATTTGTAGTCTGCACCTGAAGCCGCCGCACTCATTTCAAAGAAGTCGAATTGTTTCTGTAATTGTTCGCCAACAAGTTTTTGAACATTGTTAGAAACATCTTCTCTTAATGTAAGTGTTACAGTTTCCCAAGTGTGTTTACCTGCTAGATATACTTTAGAGTTGTAAACATCAATTGTTGTGGTTTCGAAAGTTAAGTTAGGTCTTGTTACATCTACAACTTGTTTTGTAAGTTCAGTAGTCGGTGTAGATACACCAAAGTTTTCTAGTGTAACTCTAAAACGATACTGTAACTTTGGCATTAACAGACCTTGATTAGAAGCAGATTGGTTACTGTCTAAAGGTACTGTAATTTTTGATAGTGTAGATATACTCATTTGTTTCTCCTATAATATTTATCTTATTATAATCCTGCTATTTCACCAGTGTTTTTCAATCTTAATGGTACGTAGATGAACTCAACTGCTTTGACTGGCTCAATCGCAATGTCTAAGTACAACTCGTTTCTATCAATTCTAGTAGGTGTGTTGTTGGATTCGTCACACACAACTAGGAAGTCATAGATTGCTCTATTACCAACTAATTCAAGTAATAAACTTTCTGCTTGAGCCTTGATCTCATCTCTTGTGATTTTATCATTTGGTTCAAACACATAAGGTCTTGCCAATTTGTTCAATTGACTTCTTAAGTAAATTACTAATCTAGCAACATTGATTCTGTCTAGTGCAGAACTTCCAGCAAATCTAGTTTTTTGTCCGTAGTTGACTAAACCAGCACCTGTTATGAAAGTGATTGGGTTAACATTGTTTGCGTACAATGTGTCTCTTTGACCTTCATTCAATGCTGATGGAACAAATTCGCCTTCGCTGTTGATATAACCAGTTGAACTAGCATTTGTGATTCCGCCTCTTCTTGTGCCTGCTGGAGCAAACCAAGGGAAAGAAACTTGATCACTTAACGCAATTGTTCTTAACATCATGTGTGATGCTGGTACAACCACATTGTTACCGAAGTTGTCGCTTGTGAATCCTGATGGATAAAATACACCCAAGTATTCATCTGTTGAAACTAAACCGTTGTCATTGTCTTCAACTGCTAGGTTTACATTGGTTGCCCAATTTTGTAAACTTGTAGCATCTGGGGTTAATCTCATTGGAGAGTCACCAACGATAAACGCTGATAAGCCTCTGTCATTGTTAAGTGAAATCATTTCACCGATCAATTCTGGATAACCTGGAGTTGCCATTAAATTAAACAATCTAGATTCGTCATCTCTAATCTCTTGATTAGAATTTAACATTGCTTGTAAAGATTGTACAATAACTTTACGTTGTGCTTTTCTTCCAAATGATCCTGAACCATCTGGTTGATTAGCAGACTCTGTTGTCCATCTGTGAGGATAGTAGTCATCCATTACTGTGTCAGCATCAGAACCTCTAGTGTTTTTTGCTGTCAAGTCCACATAATTTCTTTGGAATTTTTTCACATTGAAACCAGAACGTCTTGTGTTCCATAACAACATACCTGCTGGGTAAAGTGCTGGATCTGGAGCATCAGTGTCTAAATAATCGCTTGATAATAAATCAGCAATTGAAGCCGCAGTTGCATTTTGTCCTGCTGTACTCCATCTTGCGTCAGCAAACAATATTCCGTTTTCTGTTGTTTGATCAGTTTTGTCTACTTCAATCCATTTTAGTGTAGAAGCATTCCATTTGTAAATGGTTGGATAGTTTTCTAAATCTGCTGTTGAAATCCATAAGTCACCTTCTACAAGTGCTGTGCCATCTGATTGAACAGTTGGAGCAGTTGCTGATACTGTTGGACCTGCTGGATCAGAATCTGTTACTGCTGAGTAACCTTTCCATGTTGGTACACCATTTATGCTTTTTAATACCATGATATCAACTTCGTCGATAACTGATGAGTACCATAATTGACCATCTGCCGCAGTAGTTGTCACTGCTGTGTCGCTGGCTGTGTATGTTAAAATTTTCCAGTTACTTGCTCTTAGGTTTGAACCATCTGCGTATAAATTTGGAGTTCCTGATTTGTTAGTGTAGTTGTAAGCACCAAAACCAGCATCATTTAAAATGCTGTTTGTGTCCACAATAACAAAGTCTCCGCCTGCTGTGTGTTCAATTACAATTCTATTAGTTGAATCTACACTGGCTTTGATGTTTGTGAAACCTGAACCATTAATAGCACCTGCTATTAAATCAGCATCAGTTGCCGCACCTGTTGGTGAAACACTTACAGTGATAGGAGCATTTAATGCCGCTTGACCAACAATTGATTCAGCAATAGTGAACGAAGCCGCACCTGCTGAAACCTGTGTAGCAATCACTGAACTAGTGATTGAAGTAGAACCAGTTGATTCTCTTCTCATAATTGTTTGTGTTAAAGTAGCACCAGATGATTGATTCCAATCAATGTATAAATCACCTACAGCAAGATTTGTACCACCACCTGTTCTGTCTAAGTTGTATAGAGCAGACTCATTACTTGCGTAGATTGGTGCTGAAATTTCTTCCCATAGTTTTGTTGTGCCGTTGAATTTTTTCACTGACCAACTAGCACCTGAATTAGGTGTTGTTGTTTTAACCCATAAAGAACCTGTTGGTCTTGGGTTTGTGTCTGTTGATTTAAATTCTGGAACTGAAGTGTGTGCTGACACTTGTAATGCTGGCACATAGTAAGTGCCTGTAGCAATACCTAATGCGATTGCTGTGTCCAATGTTCCACTTGTGATTTGAATGTCAGCATCTGCTGAACCATTGTAATAGATCGATAATAAACCACCAACTGCTCTTGCTGATAAACCTGAAACTCCTGCTCCTGTAATATCCGAAGCCACATCAGCAACCGTTGTGCCTGATGTTGTGATTTGATTTGTACCACCATTAATGATAATGTTGAATGTTGTGCCTGACCCAATTACTCCTGTGTAACCTGTTGTTGCTGTAGATCCTGACACAGTTGGATTTGAAGCCACCCAAGCCGCTGTGCCTACACCTACCCATGAACCATCATATTTTTTGTAAAACATTTCATTGGAATCATCTGTAGTTACCACAGCATAATCACCTGCTTGTCCAACAGATTCTTTTGGACCATCATGATCGTTAGTCACTGAATTGTAGTTTTTCAATTGAGTTGTGTCTGTAATTGCTAATGGAATTTTGTTTGTGAATGATTGTCCACCAGTTGTAGATGCTGAAGCACCATTCCATTCTTGAATTCCAAATTTTGTGTTTGATGTGTCTAACCAGTATGTGCCTGATGCTGGATCAGCCGCTGGTGCTGTTGCTGTTGCTTCCAATTGACCTAAGTCAACATCTGCTCTTACAACGTATGCTCTGTTGGCAACACCTAAATATGAATAAGCCGCTTGTAATCCGTATTCGTTTGTTTCACCACCATTGATAGGATTATTGTTTGCGTCTGTTTTGAAAATTGGATCACCAAATGTTTCTGCTAATTCTCTTTGGGAAGTCATCAAGTACGCTTTGCCGGCGTTTGCCGCTGTGGTACCTTGTGCTGTTCCTGTTCCTGAACTGTTTGTTTTGTCTTGTGCCGAAGCAACAAATATCATTGGGACTGTGCCCGGTTCTGCTGGTGTGTAGAAACTTTCGTCTATTACACTAACCTGTACTCCTGGTGAAACTAATGCCATTTTTTCTATCTCCTATTAAAGTGTAAAACTTTATTATTGTTAGTATTTATGACGATTGCTCAAATCGTGCTGTATTACACACCAAAGAAAAGGGACAGAAAAGGGCAGGTAAATACAGTCGTATGAGACCATTATGTATCAAATGTAACGAAAGACCTTCTGCTGTAAACTATAAAAAGGCAGGCAAAACCTATTATAGACGACAGTGTGAACAGTGTTTGCGATATGGTGGTCCCAGTGGATATCAGCCCAAATGGTACGTGGCTGGTTATAGAGCAAAGGACAAATGTGACAAGTGTGGTCACACCAGCAAGTTCAAACAACACTTTAACGTGTTTCACGTGGATGGTGATTTAAATAATTGTAAATTCAATAATCTTAAAACGGTGTGTGCTAATTGCCAAAGATCTTTGCACCTTGAAGGAATCCGTTGGCAACAAGGCGATCTTGTACCTGATTTTTAAGTTCTGAAATTGTGCCATTGTTGGTGAATTCTGCGTTGAAATCAGTGTTGGCCCATGCCCATTCTGATGGATGCACATCTTTGGGTTTTTGTCCTATGTCTTGATACATTCTAAACCAAACAGGCAGTTGTCCTCTTTTTACCCACCATACTTCGCCTTTGATTTCTTTTATCATATCTGCTTCGTTTTCAAAACGCACATCTGGAATAACCCAATTGATTTGAGGGTTGTCTAATATTTTCTTTTTTGTTAAACTTACCCACACACCATCATAAAATCCGTCTCTCATGCATTCTGTACCGAACACTTGTAGCACATATCTTGGAGTGATGGTTCGGCCCATTTCTTTGCTCCAGAATTCGTCAGGTTGTTCCCTCCAGGTTCTGCTCATGTCAGTTTTGCCATCCAGCAACTGTCGATCCCAATCAAACATTTCGGCCACACTGTCCTTAAGTTTGTCGGCAAAAGATAATTTTTGAAAATTGTGTTCTTTTACTAAAAAGTCAGCAATGGTATCTTTACCGGAACCTATCAGTCCGCATATTCCTATAATCATAATTGTAATTGTTTTGTTCCTGTTCCTAATTTTCCTGTCACGAAGCAGTTAAATGCTAAACTCCATCTCTCTTTGTCCACTTCTTGGGGAGGTACTGTATGTTCTAACCATGATGGAAATATAAGCAAATCACCAGTCACAGGTTTCAAGCCATAATAATCAAGATTGAATTGATTGTTGTTTTTGTTTTTAAAAGTTGGTTTGATTGTTTCGTGAAATAGATTTGTATAAAAATACGGTTTGTTAAAAACTATGGGTGCTGAAGATTCATCACTTTCAATATAATACACTCCGCTTATCATAGAATTAGGATGTGAATGCTGATGATTTAGATCTGCTTTTCCATACTTGTTGACCCAACTTGTTGTCAGTTCGAATTTTTGTTCCACGTCTAAAATTTCACTGGTAAAATGATTTACTGCTTTCAGTATTTGTTGTCTTAAATTTTTTAATTGAGGCTGATCTAAAACTTTCATACCTTTATTAATAGCATCTTCATTATCAGATTCATACAATCCAACACTTTGTGGAGGGAAATCTAAGTTTTTAATCCATGTTTTTTCTATTGGATCTAAACTTGCTATATTGGTTTTGAATAGAGGAACAGAAAATAAAGGAATGGTTGTTTGTTGCATATTAAAAATAATACAACAAAATTTATATTATGTCAATAATTTATTAACCAATTGTGAAAGAATATCCAACTCCACCACCTGTCTGAGTCTTGACTTCGGCTTCCAGTCTTTCCATTTCGGTAGCGGCTTCGGTTTTGAGAGCATCACCATTCAATGATGATCCTCCTTGTGGGCCTGCTATGGTGTTGAATTTGCTTCTGGCTTCACCCAGCATATACTTGCATTTTGCTAGAGTGTAATCTTTTAACCATTTTTTTGCCAAATAATCTTTTAATAATTCTGAATCTGGTCTGTAATTGTAACACTCTAAAAGAACTTCTTCACCTGTTCTTGGTCTTTGAAGAATGGTCAATTTGTGAGTGGTTGGATTCCATTTGAATTCTATAAATGATCCAAACATACGACCTACCAGTTCTTGATAT